ACCTATACAAAACTATGCTACAGAGCTAGAGAGAATTACTACTCTTTCTATTCAAGAATTTATTGATATGGGAGAACAAGGATTTAAAGACTTAATAGCAGATATTAATCAAGCAGGAGAGCAAGTAGAGCGCTTTAATTTAAAAACAAGCAATTTAACAAAAACTCAACGTGAATTTTTAGATGTTGCAGATAATATTAAAAATACTATACTTGCCCCAAAAACAGCATTAGAAACTCAACTTTCTCAAATAGAAAGTTTTCAACAGGCTTATATTGAATTTAATAAAGATATATCTCCAGAAGGGTTAAAAAAGCTTCAAGAAGAGTATGGGGAAACTTTTGTAAACACAATGATTGAGAATATTGACAAAGCTGAAGAATTTAAAGTCTTATTACAAGAGTTAAATACTGCTCAATTAGACTTAAAAAACTCGCTATTAGATATAGAGATTGCATCAGCTACGCAAAGTCTTGGAAAAACTTCAGGAGCAAGAGGATTTATACAGTTAGATATTGCATTACAAAGAGCCCAAGTAGAAGAAGCAAATGCACAAAGAGTATATGAGATTAAAAAACTAGCATCAGAGTTAGCTATGCTGGAAGGTGCAACTGTAGATGCAGCTCAGCAAAGAGAGTTAACTAATTCCGAAAAATTATTAGAGCAAGCAAAATTAAGAACGCAAGAAGCTGAAAGAGTGGCGGATACAAATATGCAAGTTTTTGATGCCGCAAATCAAGCTTTAGAATCAGGATTACAAACAAGTATTGCAGCTCTTATTAAAGGTGAAGAAAGCAGTATAAAAGATGCTATGCTAGGTATTGCCAAGGGAATGCTTAATGCTGTTGCTGATACAATGGCGAAACAGCTTACAAACTTTATAATGGGTACAGACCCATTATCTGTTGCTACAAAACAAGCTGAAATCCTTGGAACTGCAATAGTAGAAGCAGGAACTTATGCAGCCGAAGCAATGTATAATGGAATAACAGCAGCAGTAGGAGGAGTCTCTTCTAGCAGTATGACAACTACTTTTAACCCAGGAACCAACCTAGGGCAAGTAAACACACTCTTTTCAAGAGGTTCAGGAATTTTAGGGCAAGTGGAAAAAGGGTTTAATACTGCAAAATCCATATTTAGTGCTGGGAAAACTCTTCTTTTTGGAGCTGCAAATGGAGGTATAATGCCAGGAGGTATTACAGGATATGCAGCAGGCGGAATTGTAAAAAGACCTACTCTTGGATTGGTTGGAGAAGGTAGATACAATGAAGCTGTTGTTCCGCTCCCTGATGGTAAAGCAATTCCTGTAAATATGGGTGGAGCAGCCCAAAATAATAATGTAGTAGTAAATGTTTCTATAGATAATCAAGGAAATGCTACTTCAAATAGCCAGCAAAACTCTCAAGATGCAGGAAACGTAGGAAATATGATTGCAAGAGCAGTACAAACAGAACTACAAAATCAGAAACGTTCGGGCGGAATACTTAATCCGTATGGAGTAGCATAATGGCAGTAGGATTTTCAACATCAGGTATAGACGTAATACCAGATAAAGGGTTTACGAGACAAACTTCAGCAAGAACTCGTGTTACAACTTTTGGAAATGGCTATGAGCAGAGAATTACAGAGGGAATAAACCCTCTTCAAAATATTTTTACTGCAAATTTTAGCTTACGTACTTCATCAGAGATGAATACAATAAAAAGTTTTTTAGAAACGAATAAAGGAGTAACGTCTTTCACTTTTACAACACCAGAAGGAGAAACTCCAAAAGTAGTTTGTGAGAATTATACTATAACATATGCTTACGATGGATTTTATACATTGTCAGCAACATTCCGAGAGGTTTTTGAATCGTGACAGATTTAATTCGTGCCGTACAGAAGCAGTCAATTGACAGCTCTTTGGTATATTTATTTGAAATTACTCTGAGTGGAGGTACAGTTCTGTACTTTCATCCTGATTATGATACAGATAATCTTAATTCAAATGAAGAAGGATATATTTATTTTCGGGATAGAACAGATCCTACTATTATAAGAAATTATGCTCCCTTTCCTATGGACATGACAGGAATAGATTTACAGGCAGATGGTGCAATAAATCGACCCACTCTTACAGTTGCAAATGTAACCTCCACTTTTAGTGATGCTTTAGGAGGCCTTCAAAATGATGATTTAGTTGGACAAACAGTTGTAAAAAGAACTACATTAAAAAAATATCTGTATGGAGAGCCAGGAGATGCCTCTCCTTCTGTAGAGTTTCCTATTCAAAAATATGTAATAGATAGAATTGAGTCAGAAAACCCAGTATCTGTAACTTTTGAATTAGCACCTCCGTTTGATTTAAGTGGAATAAAATTACCTAGTAGAATGGTACTTGGTAAATATTGTTCCTGGCAGTATCAGGGAAATGATATAAACTCTTGTGGTGGGTGTAAATGGAATAAAGATAGCCATGTAACTTTGCCCAATACTGGAGAGCTTGGTGATTTTGACGCATATTTTACAGATAAAGATGTTCCTATTGTCAATGCAAATCTTTTTAGTAGCGATACAAGTATTAATCCTGCTTTTAATCCCAATAGCTACAGTTATTCTGTAGGAGACACCATTTATAATTCCGACTCCGGTGGATCCATATGGGTATGTAAAACAGCGCATACATCACAAACATGGTCTAACTCTTATTATCAAGCAAATTGGGTCTTAGTAGCCTTTTTAGTTTGGACAGCAGGAAAAGCATATTATGTAGATGATTACATAAAAAATGGAAATAATTACTATCGCTGTAATAATCAGCATACAGCCCATGCTAGCGACTTTACAAATGATATAAATAACTGGGATGTTATTTATACCTATACAGTTTGGAATTCATCAGACAACTACTCTACAGGAGATTATGTAGAGCGCACAGACTCTACTCAAACCACAGTATGGAAAGCGTTACTAGATAATAATGACGAAGTCCCAGCAGAAGGACTGTATTGGACTCGTGGTGATAAATGTGGTAAAAGACTGTCTTCTTGTAAAAGTAGATTTCAGTTTAAACCACGAACGCCTTTTACAACAACTTATGCCGCTCCACGAGTTACTAAAGATACAACTGTAAGTCTACCTTTTGGAGCATTTCCAGGAGCAGGTAAATTTAGGTGATTGAACAAATAAGAGAACATTTTGAAGAGTGCTACCCGCAAGAAGGTTGCGGGATAATTGGAATTGTAAAGGGTAAAAAAAGATGGTATCCCTGTACAAATCTTGCAGAAGAAAATGATGATTTTATACTAGATCCTAAAGATTATGTAAAAGTAATGAAAGAAGCCAATATATTTGCTATTGTACATGATCATATACATGGATCAAATGAAGCTAGCGAAAACGATAAAAAATACTGTGATGCACTAGGAATACCCTACTATATTTTTTCTTTTCCTTCAATGGATTTAAATGTAGTAGAGCCAGAAACTAATTGTAGCCCTCTAATTGGGCGGGAATATGATTTTGGAAAGCACGATTGTCTAGAAGCAGTAAGAGACTATTACAAAGAATACTTAAATATAGAATTACAAAAAAGATTGCCTTATTTAGATGATTGGTGGGAAGTTGGGGAAAATTATTTCACAGAAGAACATTTAAAAGAGTGGCGGTTTAGTAAAGCAGAAAAATTAAGAAAAAATGACGTAGTAATTTTTCAAATGGGAGCAACTGTACCTAACCATTGTGGAGTTTACTTAGATAATGATATATTTTTTCATCACGCTGTAAATCGACTTTCATGTCGAGAAAATCTTTATCCATTGTGGATAAAGTATTTAGTAGGAATTTATAGATATAATGCGTAAAATTTATTTAGAAGCACAATTAGGACAAAAATTCGGATCTTCACACTTATTTTGTGGAAATACTCCTGCAGAAGCATTTCGTTTAATAGCATCAAACTATCCTGAATTCAGGAAGTATCTTATTGAATGCTATGAAAATGATATAGGTTTTCACGTTGAAGTAAACAATGAAGAGATAGACAGTGCAGAATGCTTTCTTCCTTTAACGAAAGGAGACATTGTAGTTACTCCTATTCCCGCAGGCTCAAAGTCTAGTGGAGCAAAAATAGCAGCTTCTATAGTTTTATTTGCTTTAGGACAATATTGGGCACAAGGAGCTTTAGGTTTAGGAACTGCATCCGGATCTGTTATAGGGGGAGCTACAGCTGGAGAAACAGCCAAAATAACTCTTATGACTTACGCCTCAAAAGCTGCCTATGCGTTAGCAACTAATCTTGCGCTTACTGGTATTCAACAATTAATGGCTCCTGACCCGTCTACTGATTCTGAGCAGGAAGGATACTTATTTACAGGCGAAGGGAGAAAAACTATAGAAGGAGCTCCTGTTCCTGTACTTTATGGAGAATTGAGAGTGCCAGGTTCTCAAGTATCTTTAGAAGTAGGGTCAGGATACAGCTATCAAATCGGTAGTCAGTTGGGAGTAAACGGAAGTTTAAGGGTAACCTACGAAATACTAGAGTCAGCTATGCAGGAGGTTGGAGCCCTTGGATATTATTCACCAGTTCAACTTCCTTCTTTCACTGGACAAACTCAAAATATAATTGCCACTCATGTAATCTCAGAAGGGCAGATATATGGTCTCATAGATAGAGAAAGATCTATTTATTTAAATAATGATCCTGCGGCTTCATTAGTTGCAGCAAATACAGACACAGAAAAACCAACAAACAGCTCTGCAGGTTCAGCTATTAAAATCGATGTAGATGAGGACTTTGATACTGTTACTGCTAAGTTTACTTTTACAACTAGCCAAGAATCGTACACAGTAGGCGGAAAAACTGAATATATAGAAGTACTAGAACAGATTACTTTAACCGATACAAGTAAAGATTTATCCGTATATGAATATGATCCAGATATTTATCCTCAATATAAACTAGTACTGACTTTTCCAAGTGGAAGAGTATCAGAGCCTTTTACTATTAGTTCCAACAATGCAACTTCGACTTCAGTCGAGGTAAGTACGCCTCGAGAATTACAGCATACCTGGGTAGGTTTAAAGGATCAAACAGAAGCTCGAACATTTAAAATCTGGAAGTATACAGAGGACTCTACCCCCGCTGCTCCGGGGCCAAAGACAGATCAAAAAAGTTCTGGAGATTTTACGGGAATATTAAATTCATCAAAATATCAAAATTTTGGAGCAGAGTTTAGAACAGGAACTTTAGAGCAGAGTCCTTTAACAAATTTTGATGGGGAAGGTGTAGGTAATTCCGCAGTTACAAAAACTCTTAATCAACAAATAGCGGGGCCAAGCCAGGCTATAACTAATGAACGTACCTATTTATACTCAGATTTAGATTTAAGTATAGAGCAAGCAAGAGAAGTGGACGAAGTTCGTTTTCTTTTTACTTATGACTCCCTTATAAATTATGATGAGGTTGGAGGAAAACGTCCGGGTAAAGCTTGGTATAATTTGGATATAGCTTTTTCAGAGGATAACGGCTCAACTTGGTCAGGATGGTATTCAGTACTTAAGGAGAGGCGTCACTATGCAACTTCTAATTCTAAATTTAGTATTCAAGAAATAGTAAATGTAGAAAACCTTAGATTAAAACATGAGCAAAGTTCTAGGTCTGTTTGGAGAATTAGAATAACAAGATTGAGTCAGGATAATTTAGCTTATGAAGAACAGTTTCCTCTAACTAATGGAAACTATACTGGTCAGTCTACTTGTACAATTGTTAGTGCTAGTTCAATTATAAAAGAATTCTTAAGCTATCCACATACTTCAATAGCAAAAGTACAATTTAATTCAAAAGACTTTCAAAGTATGCCCGATATTAGCTATCACTGTAGGGGAATGCTTGTTAAGGTACCGTCTAATTATGTAACTAGAGAAGAAAATGAAAAAGACGATGGCTACCTTCAAAACGGGGTTTACCCCGCAATGTACAATAGGGATTCCAGTGGTACTCCTTTATATGATTCTACAGATGATACTCCTGAGTATCAAAACTGGACAGGGGATTTTCGCTCTGAAAAAGTTTATACAAATAACCCTGCCTGGGTATTTTATGATATACTTACCAATAATCGTTATGGATTAGGAAATTGGATTTCAGAAAGTGATATAGATAAATATGCTCTTTATAGAATTGCCCGGTATTGTGATGAATTAGTTCCAGATGGGGCAGGGGGATATGAGCCTCGTTTTACAACAAATGTTTATTTGACTTCCTTTATGGATGCCTATAAGACTATTAAAGACTTAGCTACTGTTTTCCGTGGCATGCTTTATTGGATGGACGGAGAAATATTTAGCGTAATGGATCAAGCAAGTGATCCCGTTTATAATTTCAGTAATGTGAATGTAATTGATGGTTTGTTTTCTTATGAGTCTAGTGGTAGTAGAGTTCGTCCAAATCAAGTTGGAGTAACTTGGAATAACCCAGTAACAAATTATAAGCCAGAAGTATTATTAATAGAAGATGGAGAAAATATAGCAAAAACAGGAAAAATAAATTATGAAGAAGCTGTAGCTTTTGGAGCAACAACTGAAGGGCAAGCTCTTCGTTATGGGCGATGGAAACTTTGGACGGCAAAAAATCAGACCGAATTAGTATCATTTAAAACGTCTATAAATGCTGCATTCCTACAGCCCGGTGATGTTATTAATGTTCAAGATCATTATAAAAGGCCTCCATACTCTGTACAAAGTGGTAGAGTATCTTCTACAAGCACAACACCTACAACTACGTCTATTCCTTTAGATAGAGATTTAATATTAGATACAGTTACTTACGATTATGAACTCAGTGTTCTTTTAGAAACTCCTGGCACTTTTTGTAGTCAGACTTCGGCAGTAATTGACACAGTTACTTATACTATGGGAGATTTAATTCCTAGTATAACTACAGAAGCTGCTGCAAGTAATTTAACTGATGATAATGGTGATGTAGTACAAACTGTATGGAAACCTTATACTCGCGTAGAAAGCAGACCAATCACAAATAGTTCTGGGAATAATGTAAGAACTTTGACTGTGGGAACTGCTTTTTCTGCAGCTCCTCAAGAAGAAAGCGTTTGGGCCCTTCGTACTCTTCAAAATAACACTGACCTTGACTTTTTAGGTTCTGCTCAAGAGTATAAAATATTAAGCATTTCTCAAGAATCTGCAACTGAGTATGTTATTTCTGCAGTTAGACATTATAATGAAAAATTTGATTCAATAGATAATGAGTTTAGTTTAACTGTACAAGATCCACTTTTTCCTTTAGAGGATGAATATATACCCGCACCAACTAATTTATATATAATCCCAACTAATTTAGACGATGATAATTTAAAAAACGATATAGTTCTTACCTGGGATACTCCCGTAGACTCCAATGGCGATACTTTTACTCAGTTATCTCATTATATCTTAACAAAACCAATTGTAACCGACCCTAATAGAGAAATGCTAAGTCAGGGTAATTCTGAGGCGACAATTGAGAAAGGGAAAACAAGTTTTACAATAAAAAATATGCCAAATGGTACATATGGATTTGCTATTCAATCTGTAAGCACCACAGATAGACGATCTGAAAAAAGATTTGGATACGTTACTATAACTAATCCAGTTAAAGAAACAAAAGCAACAAGACGAAGAGGTGTAGTAATTGGCGGGATTTCTACTTCCCCTATAGCTATAGTAGATGTCAGCAGTACAAAACATTTTCAGTTTATTAATTCAGAGTACACGTTTGTTCCTTCTGGAGCAAATGATATAGAAATAGAAGGAGTTCCAGGCACTGCTGCCACTTATCAGCAGCAAGTATCAAATATTGCTCAAATTTCTCTTTCTACCTGGCAAGGTTATAGTTCAAAAGAAAAAATAGATAATGCTCATTTTATACTAATGAAGTATGATGATAGCTCTGACCCTATTAAACTTGTAAAATGGAATAATGATAGTGCTCTTGGAATATCTTATTTTTATGATGCAGGTACTGGAAATGGCACTGCAAGTAGTTATTTTTCCGCAGCTACTGGCACAGCGACCTTAGCAGCTAACTCTACTAGACTTGTTGGAACTGGCACTAGTTTTTCAACAGAGTTTGAAGTAGGAGACTATGTAAAACTTAGTGCAACCCAGGCTGCAAAGGTTTC